TATAACTCAATAGCTCACCGCCTCTAATTTTCAATGCCTGTAACATACAGTTAAAATTTCTAAATTTTTTAGTTTTTACAAAGTATCTCATATAAACCTCTTTTATTTGTTATAAAATGCACAGTTCCAAGCATTACCTAACTCGTACCACACGTCATATTTGTCGCATATTTCATCAAGTTCATTCTCAATTGCTACATTTTCCCCGTAGTTTAAAACGCTGTAAAGTCCACCCTCGAACGTCATGCCGATGATTCCATTATGCCCGTAATCTACATATTGAGCAAATTCCTGCATATTGCCATATATCTTAGTATCTTCAAAATCATATTTTGCCTTAAACTTATTTAGTGCTAAAAGTAATTTTGCCTTATTATTTATTTTTGTCATCTTAAAACCTCCCCTTGTTAGCAGTTGCCCAATTTTCTAACCTATCGTGTATCTCATTTTCAAAGCAGTAATAAGTCCTTACATAAAAATCATCATTCCAACTATCATTATCGCACAGCATTAAAAGTTTGTCACAGTCTAAATCAGATACCTTTAACCTCTTACCGTCCAATAAAGTCTTACCTTGTCTTATAATATCGTCAATTACATTTGTTTGTTTCAGTGTTCTCATACGTACCGCCTTTAAATTGTTTTGTTTCCCTATAACCAGTATACAGTATATAACGTATAGCGTCAAGAAAATAATGCTACGAGTATACATTTATTTTGTTAACAATTGTTAAATGATATGCCTCTATATATACGTATAATAGTATCAATATACTTAAGAAGAATTAAGTTGACAACAATAAGATTTGTTTAGTCAAGTTATTTTTTTTCTACGAATAATTTATTATTTCCTTGACAATAGCTCAGAGTAACGAGAATCTCTTATATGCCCAGCAAAATAAAGGCTTACCATATATCCAATAATATATCCTTAGTGCTTACAGAGCATCCTCAGTAGCCACAGTAATGAGGCACTAAAGTATATGTGTTTAGTTCAGTGCCGAGAATAGTTGGCACTATTACCATACATGCAAGTCTCATGCCAAGTAGTACTGCCTCAGTTAGTAGGCACATGCGTATATTCCATAGGGGTACTAAACAATTTTTATTTAGAGAATTATATATGGCACGGTTCTTGCATTAGCAAATATGATGCCAAGTGGGGAGGGGGGGTACGTGGTGCAAGTGAGTGTAGTTGGGTTACTAGACACTGAGAACACACACCATGTTATTTTAAAGTTATTACACTCTGCTAAAATATTCTCTATGTCTTTCTTCTGTTTCTGCCATTTCTATAAAAATATCGCTGTACTCTGGAAACTCTTTTGCTAGATCATAATACGAATATATGGCGAATATTTCCAATAAACTCGCTACCTTATCCAGTAAAAAGATCGGCATTATCTTACATAAGAATCCTACCGTTGTCCCTATTACTCGAAATATAACCTCTAAGAGCTTACTAGGATCGTGGTGATTTGCTACTATATACATGATCAGAGTGTCTCTGTGGTCTATCTCGTCTAAGTATATATTATGTATGTTTAAGTCTCCAGTACGCTTAAAATGACCTTTATATGCCAAACTAGCTCCAAGCTCTACTGAGTATGTGAACTTAACTTTCCACCATTTCATATTATAATTCCTATCCTTTTATGTAACAAACTACCCTCAACATCCATCTGTGGGTTCCTTTTGTTACACTCGTCAGTTCATAAAATTTTCCGATCCTTTAATTTCTTAATAGATCTCTCAAGTGATTCCACAGTTAAGTTACCGTTTTCTCTCATAGTATCCAGCTCTTCTAGTAATTCTATCCTAGCTATTGATTTGAAGCTTGTTCTTTTATCCGAACCTATCTGTTCTATTTCACGTTCAATTCTACACAGCGTAGGCACTATCCAAAATGCCACCATTATTAAAATAGTTCCAATTGCTAATTCCATTATTTCCTTCCCCTAATTATAATTCCGAAGCAGTATATCAGTAATACACTCTCCACTATCTGTACCCAATTCATGCTACTCAATTCCTAATACGTATTCTCTAACGTATTTACCAAGTCCGTAAACTATACTAATAAAAGCAACTAACAGTGCCTCTAGTAAAAACACAAGTACTCCAGCAGGGATTATATCACCAATCCTAGCGTCAAATGCGTAATACCCTATCACAAATGGGTGTGAAATTATTAGTAAAGTTAATATGCCAGCTAAAAATTCTAATATTATTTTTTTCATTTCTTTCTCCTCACAAGTAGTGGTCCAGTTTGTAGATGTACCGTAACGCTCTCAGGAAGCTCTATTTTACGAGAGTTTGCGCTATTTCTAAATCTATGTACGGAATCTACTTCTTGCTCAAGTCCCTTATTTATCATAACTACGAATACTTTTATCATTTTTATAAATCCTCACTATTACAACTACATATACTCATTTCTGGGAACATTTGACATACGCCATAGCCCATAATAGGAGCATCATAGTGCTTGGTAGAGTATCTGTAATCCTCTATACACTCTTCGTATTGTTTATTCTTTTCTTTTAGTTTTTTTATGATCTTAGCATCGTCATATACAAAATACCCTAAAATCACTATACATATTACTACAACTGCATTCATTTTTTTCCTTTTTTTCTACAGTAAAATTATCTTAAAATCTTATAAGTTGTTGAAATTGCCTAATACATTATTCTAATAGTTTCAAATACTCTTCTACTGTGGTTATATAACCTCTGTCTAACATATCTTGTGCATATTCTACTTTTTGTGACTTTGTTAGTCCGCCTCTCTGAGTAGAACTTACTCCACTCTCAGGTATATCTTCAGGAAAAGGGGTTGGAGCTGCGTGATCTACTCCAGTATATGAGCTATGTGCATCCTCGTCTAGTTTAAATATGCTCCAATCGTCCCAATCTATCTCTTCTATAGCATCTTCAAACATATCTAACTGGTTAGTAGAAGTAGCTTTAGTGCCTTTTAAGTCCTCGGCTTTCTTACCACAAGGTAAACAATGCCACCAATTTCCGCCAATAGCTCTCTCAGTCTTAGTCCAAGATGTGCCACATACGTTACATTTAGTTCCGTAAGCATCTTCTTGTTCTTCCTCGGTCATATTATTACTCATCTAACATCCTCTCAATTTCTTCTTCGCCTAATATTAATACTGCTTTTGCCAGCTTTAAGTCACTGAAAACGCTAGGAATATCTCCATGCTCCGATATATATGTCGCAACTATTTCCCTAGCTTTCTGTTTCGTCATTACTTTCCGCCACTTTATCCGCCTCTAGTTCCGCTTCTAGTTCCGCTTCTTTTTTCTCCGCCAGTTTCTCTTTTTGTCCGTCATGCCATTCTTTATAGGTCTGCTTGTTCTCAGACTTAATTGCTTCTATTTTAGCGTCCTGCTCTTTCTGAGCCTCTAATTCGCTCTCTAAGACGTTTTCAAAGTAAGATGATATCTCATTAGCCTTAAGTACCTTGGAGCTACTGTCGGTGTTGTTACGCACTAATAAGCGCCCATTATCAAGAACTCGTACCATATAATCAAACATAAGGTACTCCAATCTTAAGCAATAAGGATAGTATTAGTGATGATAAGGTAATATAACAAATAGTCTCAAACATATCTAATCTTCCTCATAATATCTACTAACACATAAGTAGATGATATAAATATAACATACACATTGAGTATATGCAACAAAAATATTTTCTCCGATGCTTGATAAGATAATACACAGGAGAGTAAGTATGGCGGCTAGTACTATTTTAAGACTTACCATATCTAGCCTTCTCCAATAGTTTCTTAGTTATGTTACTGATTTTACGCATAATGAACATCCTTTCTGAATCAGGCATGTTGTATTTCTGCAGCATCTCAATAAGGTACTCTCTTTCTTTGGTAATCTCTTCTACTTCTTCTTTATCTTCAAAGGGTCTAATATCACTCATCTTCATTCTCCGACACATCTACTAAATACAGTACGTTATACTTCATTTTATATGCGCATGTACCAAATATAAGGCTTCTACGATACAGCTCTGTTGTTATTTCAAAGGTAGTTCCTGTGAACTCCTCTTCTTGCGGTGTTAGAAATATGACGGTTATGATCTTATCGAACATATCTAAACTACCTCTATGTTACCGATTATACATACCTGTATAATCATCAGTTACTCTTTAGCTGTAATTTTCCTTCAGAAAATTCAGCAATGGCTTCCAGCCTTTCCGTTCTATACAACCTTCTACCATTGACCGTAGAACAGCCTATAGCTAGTTCTAAGCTGTTTATATTGCTACAGGGATCTACCACTGCAACATAAGCAGGAGGGTGCATAAGGATTAATATGAAGTTAATAACAGCCATCATTTCTTATCCAATTCCTTCTCTAACTCTTTTATTTGTTTATCTTTTTCTTTCATCTCTGATTTCCACAATGCTTTTAGCTTGGTGGCAAATCTGATATTATGAAGCTTATGTTCTTCGCTAATTTCATTGAGGTAGTCTTCTAAGTACTGTACATCTTCTTTTACGATTCGTCTAAACTCAGGAGTTCCTGCCATATAGTATCCTAGTAAAGTCACTAGGTTATCTACTACTTCTTGTGCCTTTAATGCTCGTTTAGGAATCTTCATTTCTTTGCATACTCTCCCCATAACATATCAGATATAAATATAGAAACCTTTCCACAGCTAAAATAATCTCTCACAACAAACTGCTGACCGTGACCGTTCTCCCCTTCATTTTTTATGCATTTTTTTGTAAAAGGTTTAGTAAATCCATACTCTACAATAATTGGAGTTTTATCATATATCAGCAAAGATACTTCATGAATGGCTGGAAATAAAAATAACCCTAAACCAACTCCTAATATTAATTTCTTCATCATTTTCTCCTAAGTGCCCATATTTTCGTTGTTATTTTAGTCTTTGTGGACTTCACATCTATACAATCGTCCATTAGTAGGTCTCCCATCTTATAAGCCATGTAGTATTTGATGAAATCCTCGTCTTCACTAGATAATCCCCTCTTAATAACTGATTGAGATGTCTCTATCTCCACTATTTCTGTCTTAATCCAATCCTCAAGCTCGATTTCTCTGGCAATTCTACCCGATTTGCGATCAGTCCCTTCTATCTTCATGATCTTTCTCAGCTTCTCTAGCGATTTTCCTTCCATCTGTCACTCTTCCATTTGTTTTAGTGTTTTTTTCTCAGGATACCTATATTTGTCACCCTTTATTAGATGATACTAAAATGCCACCGTTCTGTCAAGATCTTTTTTGCCTTTTTCCGACATATATGGACCCCTGACTAATCTTCCTCGTCAAATGGGTCATGATCTAGCTCAAATTGGAAGAATTCTATGATATTATATGCCTCTACAAGAGAGTGAGCTAGGCTGTCGCATATAATCTCGATGTCCCTATCCTCGAAGGTCATGATCATTGGTATTTGATGTCTTGATACTGTTCCTGTGTACATATTTACCTTTTGTTAAAATAACAGGTCTGGGAGGACTTGAACCTAAGTATATCATCCAAGAAGTCCGTACTAGTATTACTTCCCTTATATTCTACTTCCAATCTCCAAGACTAACAATCCCATCAAATGCTAATTAAACATTATCAAATACGTAAACATCTTGCGCTTTACCAATTAAGCTACAGACCCATAAATATGGTATCACAGATTGTGATTTCAAGTCAACATATATATTACGTATCATGATTTGTAATAAAGACAATTAGAACCACTTATCATAATATTGTATGATAGTAGCCTTTGCTAGATGTTCGCTGGGTAGCTGATAAGAGAATCTTCTACTACATTATAACGTGACCGATTAAGGTATTAACGTAAGTTCATGTATGAGATGTGTCTGGTTCGGTACACATCATAGCTTCTTACTCTTCCGGACTATTCGCCCATTTAAAGCATCACTCCTGCATATCTCTTGTGGTGGTAATGCTGTGCAGGTAAGTTTTCGTCATCCTGCTGGTATGGTGACTCGCTTTAGTTTATGCCGAAGCGGAGAAATGCATCTAAAATGATATCACAAAGCGGATCATATATCAACCCTGTGTTAAGTGTCCGTAATTCTTAGAATAAATGATATACATATATTAATACACTTACAATTTAACAACTATATATTAAGGAGAGGTTATGGATAATAAAATGAAGCTTAGGATAGCGGCTCTAAAGAGGTTAGCCGAGAAAAATTTAGACCCAGAAGATTACGTAGAAAAACTAAAAGAAATAAAAAATGATGAAGTAAAAGCTGCTATGCACAGGCAGAGAAGTCCAGCATCCAGCGATAAGGATGATAAGTTTGATGAAAAAATTAGATCCGCAAGATCAAAGATGAATGAGATAAACAACGAAGGTAAGTCGGAAGAGAAGCTGGAACGAGAGGCTTATGATAAGTTATATGATAAGCGTCTTAAAAGAGGAGCTTTGACTAAGCCATTTAAAAGGTTTAAGAAATGAGTGCTATAGATATAGATAAAAATAAAGAGATCAAGAAGATCGAAAAAAGAAAAAAGAAGCCGGGAAAATTGACTTCAAAAGATAAGTCATATTTTAGCAAAATAAGAACGGCTATTAAAAAAAATAAATAAGGATGTTTATGCAAAAACTAATCGATTCGTTACCTTTACTTTTACTAGTAGGGATTGTACCTTACTTCTTTTACTCTGAGCCTAACATTGCTCAATCGGTAATCGCCACAGCACTTGCTGCACTTTCAGGATACAGCTACTATTTAGCTAGTCTCAAAAAACCAGACTATGTGAAGATTTTTACGGATAGGCTAGATGCTGGAGATAAAAACCAAAGAAAATTAATAGAGGAAGTTAGAAGAGAGATGAGCGATCTTAAGGAAAAGACCGTAAAGCTAAATATAACTCAAACTAAAGAACAGCAAATAAGCAACTTTAAATGGTAGGTATTTTTGTATGGACAAATTTGAGATAGATATAAAACATGAACTTGATGCTCTCCAAAAACAGATCTCAGAACTTGAGGCTGAAAATGGGCGAATCAAAGAAGTGATTAAAGCAAATGATTTAGAAGAAGAGTTAGATGATATAGACTGTACTTCTTTAGAAGAAAAGATATGTATCGATGGTATTCGTGATATTGCTTTAAAAGTTGAGGCGGCAAATTATGACGATAAGGACATTAAAAACTTCGATACACTATATCGTACACTAAGATCTATTCGAGGACAGTCGACTCCTAGCACAAAGAAGAACTCTAAAGCAAGTGTTACGGATCTTCTTAAAATAGTATCAGGTACTAACAAATAATGAGTACTGAAACTCTCAAAAAAAGCAAAAAGAAACAGCTGTCTGAAGAGGAAGCTAAGGCTAAACTTTGGGAGATGGGCGAACTAACTTGGAAGCTCAACGCAGTTCAGCTAAAGCTAAAAGAAAGATTTGACAATGATACTACTAAGACATCTGTTGTAGTTGTATCAAGACGTACAGGAAAAACTTGGTGGCTAGTAGTTGAGGCGTTAATGCAATGTCTTAAGCAACCTAACTCTGTAGTTAAGTTCTTATTCCCACAGCAAAAAGATGCAAAGACAAACATACTCCCTCTAATGAGGATGATAACTGATGATTGTCCGGAGCATTTAAAACCTATATTTAATACGCAAGATAAAACATTTACATTCTCTAATGGATCTCAGATTCAACTAGCAGGATCTAATGCTGGAAATGTCGAGGCAATTAGAGGTGGATTTGCACATCTATGTATCATTGATGAGGCTGGATTTTGCGATGACTTAACATATGCAGTAAGGTCGGTATTATCGCCCACAATTAGAACTACTAACGGTAGGATCATAATGGCTTCAACTCCTTCTAGAGATCCTCAACATGAGTTTGTTCAGAATTATATGAACCCTTATAAGGCTACTGATAGATTAGAAGTTTTCACTATATATGATAATCCAAACTTTGACGAGAGAATCGTACAAGAAATTATACAAGATTATCCGTTAGGTATTGAAGATCCAGATTTTAGAAGAGAGTATTTGTGTGAAGTTTTCGTAGATGAGAAGACTACTATATGTGCTGAGTTCTCAAAACATAAAGAAAGTATAGTTATATCTGATTACGAGGTTCCAGAATATCGAGACTTCTATGTTGGATTCGATCCCGGTTTTAGAGATTTATCAGCATTGTTATTTTGCTACTATGACTTTAAAAAAGCGACTCTATATATCATGGATGAACATATTGTAAACGGTAATAATATGAGAACCGATAAACTTGCTACATCTATAAAAGAGAAGGAAAAGCTTCGATTTTTTGACCCAAACATAAATGAGGACGTTGATGCATATCTAAGAGTTATGGATGTCAACTTAGGACTTCAGCAGGATTTACAGCAACTTCATGGACTTTCATTTTTGACTACCAGAAAGGACAACAAGGAAGGGGCTATAAATGAGATGAAAATGTGGATAGCTCAAGGCAGGGTTAAGATCCATGAGAGATGTAAGCATCTTATATATCATTTAGAGTTCGGACAATGGAATAAACATAGAACGGATTTTACTAGATTACCAGATACTCCGGACAAGAAGATAAAAGGCGGACATGTTGATACGATTCCAGCATTGTACTATCTTATCAGGAACATACATACATATAGAAACCCATTTCCAAACAATTATGGTTTTGAAGTAAATGAAAATACTCATCTGTCTACTAAAAAAAGCAACCACGCTTCTCAAAGTGTTGATTTAATGAGAAAGATAATGAACTTAAAGAGAAAGTAAAGTAAAACTAACAATTTAACAACTATATTATAGTTAATACATAAGGATATATAATGGCTAGACATATTTATTTTGCGGCAGATAAGCCGGAAGTGACTGTAAGATACTTAGATGAAAAAGCTAAGGATTGGTTTACTGGAGTTAGTGACTCTAGTTACTTAAGTAAAATAGAAAGGTCTTGGAAAGCTTATTATGGGGATTATTACGGAGACGGAGATAACTCACATGGAATATCATTTGGTGGAGAAAACGGAGAGTTAGTAAACCTAGCTGTTAATCACTACAGAAACTTAGCAAGACATATACATACAATGGTAACTGGAACTAGACCAGCATTTCAATGTAGAGCTATCAATACAGACAAAAAATCTCTAATACAGGCAAAACTAGGTAACGGTCTTCTTGATTATTATATGAGAGAGATGAGACTAGAAGAAGTATTAAAAGATGCTGTACAGTATGCTATTGTGCTAGGATCAGGATACATCAAACTTGAATGGAATAGTACTAGAGGAAAAATATATGACTATGTAGAGGCAGATCCTGAGACTATAGTCGGAGAAGATGAAGATGGTAATCCTATTGATAAGGAAGGTAGTATCGTAAAGCCTTTTCCTATATACGAAGGTGATCTAGGATTCTCACTAGTATCTCCATACGATGTTATTTTTGACTCAACCAAAGATTATTACGATAAAAATGATTGGGTTGTTTGTAGATCTAAGATTAATAAATTTGACTTAGTAGCAAAATACCCAGAACTTACAGAAAAGATTCTTGGAATAGACACAGTTGACAAAGAACAGAAGACAAGAGGATCAGCATCATATTCAAAACTAAATGAGACTACAGATGTCTTCGTAAAAGAGTTTTATCATAAAAGAACAGAATCGATTCCTGATGGAAAATATATGTTATATGTAAATGAGGAGATTATATTAGAAGATACAATACTCCCTTACAGAACATTACCTATTTATAGAATAACTCCTTCAAGTATTATGGGAACTCCTTACGGGTATACGGATATGTTTGACCTACTCCCACTACAAGAAATGCTTAATAGTTTATTTTCAACAGCAGCTACAAATATAAATGCTTTTGGAGTACAAAACTTATTAGTACCAAGATCTTCCGGACTAGAGCCGGAAAGCTTTGGTGGCGGAATGAACTTCTTACATTATAACGATAGTCCCGGTGGAGGAGGAAAGCCAGAAGCTTTACAACTAACTGCAACATCTCCAGAAGTATATCAGATGATGAATCTTTTAGAAAAGACTATGGAGACATTATCAGGAGTAAACTCTGTTGCCCGTGGTAATCCAGAACAGTCACTAAGATCTGGAAACGCATTAGCATTAGTTCAATCTCAGGCACTTCAGTTTGTGTCCGGACTTCAACAGTCTTATATTAGATTGCTAGAAGATGTAGGAACAGGTATGATTAATCTCCTTAAAGATTTTGCAAGCGTTCCTAGAATAGTAGCTATTTCAGGATTAAGCAATACCACAGAAATGAAAGAATTTAAATCAGATGATATCAAATCTATCAACAGAGTAATAGTTGACGCTGGAAATGCTTTAATGCAAAGTACTGCTGGTCGTGCTCAAGTAGCCGAGAATTTATTACAGATGGGATTGATTGATAATATCGACAAATACCTAATGGTACTAAACACTGGTAATCTAGACTATCTAACAGACGGAAAGATAGACAACCTAACTCTTATTAAATCTGAAAATGAATCAATGATAAGAGGAGAAGTGCAACAGGCTATTTGGTCAGAAAGACACTCGATACATATAAAAGAACATATGGAAGTTTTAAACGATGTTCAACTTAAAAAAGACCCTAACCTAGTTCAAATAGTATTAGACCATGTTCAAGAACACGCTAACCTACTTAGAACTACTGATCCAGCATTGTTATCTATGATTGGAGAGCAACCTTTAGCTCCTGCTCCAGATCCTAATGCACCACCAGTACCGCCACAAGGACAACCAGTTCCTATGGACCAAGGAAATGCGCAGATGATGGGAGGACCTACTCCAGATACACAATCTAACGGTCAACCTAATTTACCAAGACCAGCAGGAGAAGGTGATATACTACCTCCTAATATGCCAACAAAACCCGGCGATCTGTAATGTCTGGAAATAGAATAAAATACGTAGATCATAAGTTTAAGGAAAATCATAGAATTAGTACTAGGGCATATGTATCAAATAGTACTGGCGCTAAGTATCGTCCAATTCTAAATCTAACAGATATGGAATACTACATTAGAAATGAAAGAACAAAAGAGTATGTTTATAAAAGTAAACAGTATACAAATTTAAATGTGTTGAAAAGAAACGCTAGATCTGAACTAGAAAGATTCGGCGTTGATTTAAAAAGAGAAAGTAGGGATCGTGATTTTGGATTATGTAGATCCGGATATTCTCAAAAGACACATGAGATGTTAAAGAATACAAAAACAACAGATAAGGAAGAGGAGATTTAAATGGAAGATACAGAGTATAAGTTTTTTAGAGATGCAAAAGACGGTAAAAAGAAGAAAAAAAAATATGAAGATATGACAGAAAAAGAAAAAGAAGAATATCTTAGAAATAAAAATAAAAACGCAGACCTGTCAGGTTTTGAAGATGGTGGGGTATGTTCTAAGAAGAAGTCGTATTTTTCAGAACTAAAAAGTAAGATTAAAAAAAATAAAAAGTAAATCATTTAATAAACCTCTACCAATCATGGCGAGGTAACTGTGCTACATCGAGAGACTAGCAGGGAGAATAACAATGAAAAACAAAGCATCAACCTTTTTAGAAGGTTTCAAAAAAGTAGTATTTAATCAGCGAGGATCTATCGGAGAAGAGTCATCTGAAGTAGAATCCTCAGAAGTAGAAGAAGTTGCTTCAGAAGAGAATACAGAAGCTGTCTTAGAAACGTCACAAGAATCATCCGAAGAACCAGAAGAAATTCAAGCCACAACAGAAAAAGAATTAGAAACAGAAATTAAAGATGCCATAGAAGAAGGCGCTACTGAAGAAGATGTTCAGAACATGATTCGTCAGTACACTTTAAAAGTAGATGGAAGAGAGTTTATAAAAGAGATAGACCTAGATAATGAGGAAGAGATTATAAAACAACTCCAACTCGCCGCCAAGGGTCAAAAATCAATGCAAGAGCTTCAAGAGTTGAAGAATGTATATACTCAAAACCTTACTAGGTTAATGGAAGATCCATTTGCAGTACTA